GTAGTAGTTTCTCCTCCAACGACAGTTTGCCCTGAATGAAATAAAGCAAATGAAAATGGATAACATTTTTTAGTAACATTAGGATTTTTATTTCCAGAACATAAAATAATTGTTCCCATACTACAAGAATAAGATGGAACAATAATATCTAATGGCTTTTTATAATTATCAATTATATTACATAACATTAAGCCATCGGCTACTGAACCGCCGGGAGTATTTAAAATTAATTTAACAGGATTAATATCTTCATCTTGTTCAAAATTTTTTAAAGGTAATACTACTGTTTCTAAAATACTTTCATCAATTTCATCATTTAGAATAACAGTTCTATTTTTTAAAAGTTGATTAAAATATTGATACATTACTGGGTCTAATGTACTTGCTTCATTAACAAAACCCAAAAATTCAAAGTCGCTCATTGGTTCCTCCTCACTATATTTTATATAGCTTAGATTTTATTTATTTATATATTAAGAAAGAATTTTAGCTAAAGTGCAATCTTTAGGATTAATATCATTCTTTCTAATACTCTTTATATAAGGGTGGCGAATCGAGATGCCAGTTCCATCACTTTCAGCTTGAGCAGTTGAGACCATCATTCCTCCGATAGTTAGAGGACACATATTCCATTCGTCAAAATTGTCTCTTAATTGAGTTTTAAAATCTTCAGTAAGACCCGCAACTTTACATAATGGAACAATATTTCCATTATTATCATATATACTTGTATAAATTGCTCCAGGCCACCCAAAATAATAACCTTTAGAAATTGGTCGAATTGCACGTCCCATACGATAATCTCCGTATAATTGACCGTTAAGCTTTTCGCCGCTTCGTTCATCTTCCCAAAGATTCCAAGTTTGAATATCTTTACCGGTATAATCGCGCGCGGCAGGCTCTATTCCAGTAATAAAACAATCAATATCTGCGGAAATTTCTTGTTTAACTTTACATGTTTCCCAAGCTGATGGACCTCGTTTACCGGGTACATAAATAGAAGAACGACGGTAACAAACAGCACCTTCTCCGCCATTAGAAAAAATTTCATTTAAATCATCAAAGAAATGCTCATTCATTTCATGATATTTAATTCCAGATACTAAAGGATTATTAATTCGTCTTACAACTTCTGGAATATATTCTATACGCTCTACTACGGGAGTATTCATTAAATTTAATCCATCTAGATATAGAATATCAAAAATTCGCCATTCAAGTTTTTTATCTTTTTGTCGCGCTTGAGCTTTAGGGTCTAAACAGCGGAGAATACTTCCGACATCTTTATCTATACCACCAGGCAAATATACTTCACCAAGAATAACAGTATTATTTTCAAATGCTTGCGCAATATCTTCCCAAAAGAAAACTTTATTTTGAATTTCTCCGTAAGTACCAGTTTTCTTACTTATCCCGCGAGTTTGTAAAGCCTTGTGACTTGGAGTAATAACTGCCCGAGACCAATTGCCATCATATTTTTGACTCCAAATATATTCTCCACTATTAGCCATTTGTTCTAAATGCTGACGCTTTATCTCTGGAGACATAGATGAAGTTGGAGCCCAATAACGCATTGGTTCCATATTGAATAAATCAGTATTCATTAGATTCTCCTTCTTTTAAAAGCTGCTCTAAACGAGTATTAAAATAAAAACGAACAAAATCTCGTTCATCTTCTTCTTCGCAAGAAGAAATGTAACTTTGAATAAATTTTAAACCAGCTTCTGGTTCAAAATTTAAAAAAATAAAATTGGCAATAGCCTCAGTCTGTTCTTTCACTTCTTTTGGAATATTTGTAAAAAGTTCAACCATTTTTATTATTCTCCTTTTTTATCTTTTTTGCTAAAAAATCAAAGAAAGCTTGAACTTCTTCTTTGGTTTTTAAAACTAATTGTTGCTTAGGAATAGGGGCTTGTCGTTCATATTTTTCAGGCATTTCAAAAACATAATATTTTTCTGGCTCAGGTTCCCCATAATCAGCAGAATACGTAATTCTACTACAAAGACATTTACCGGTATTAATACTAAAAATTTCTGCTGCGGTATGTGTTTCATCTACTTTTCTTATTTCAACTCGTCTGCATTCTGGTTTAATTTGTTCAACAAAACCTTTATATTCATTTCGAGATACTTCATAAATACTTTTATCGTTCATCATTTTTATTACCTCGCCAAGTTTTCTTTAATTTATCAGCTTCATTTTGAGCGAGTTTATCACATTCTTCATTCCAGTAATTTCCTGCGTGTCCTTCTACTTTCCTAAAATCATACCAAAAATTATCAAAAAATGGAATAATTTCTCGCCATAAATCCTGATTGGCAACCTCTTTTTTATTAGCGTTTCGCCAGCCATTTGCTTGCCAATTTACATACCATTCTTGTAGATAACAATTGATCGCGTAAGCAGAATCGCTATATATAATAACTTTTTCTGAATTGCGGCGGACAGTTTTTACATAGTTTAAAGCTTCTTTAATAGCAATTAATTCCATTCTTTGATTTGTAGTATTTGATTCATTTCCTGAAGCAAAATATAATTCTTTACCGTCTTGAGTAACAATATAAGCCCAACCTCCAAAAGTAGATTGCGCGCCTGTTTTCTTTAAAGAACCGTCTGTATAAACTTCTAAATTAATTACTCGTTCTTTACTATGTTTTTCCAAAATATTGTCCTCCTTATATTCTTTAAAAATATTATACTATAAAAAATAAAAAAAGTCAAGGAAGAAGCTTTAAGCTTCTTCCTCTTCCTTTACTTCTGGTAAGCCCGCAACACTAGTTAGAAGGCTTAAAATACCTGCTAACGCAGAAGCAGAGGCTACCATGGTCCAATTTACATCGCCTATTGCGGCGCTAGAACCGATAGTTGCAATAGCAGTTTGGGCAATAGTTTTTATTGCACGAATACCTGCGGCTTTAAACCATTGTTTAGTAAAGACCATAATATTCACCTTCCTTATAGAAAATCATTTTTTTCTAATCGTTCAGCATACAAATCTTGAATATAATTATATTCAACTTCAAAAACTCCATTAGTATCATTTGTTTCTTGTAATAATCGCTTATATTTATCATTTAAAGCAACTATATGTTGAAATTCATCTCTCGTATGCTTACGATTGTTGCGACATGAATTGGCAAAATCTAAAATTTCCCAACGTATGCGGTCTTTTTCATTGTTTTTAACATCTTTTTCAATCTTTTCAACTTTATCTATTAGACCGTCAATTTTACTACAAGCGTTTCCTGTTATAGTTTTACCAATCCATTTGAAAAGGGCAGACCAGGGATTAACTTTGATAGGTGTAATTTGAATAAAAATAGATACAACAATTACTATTGTCCATAAATTTTTACCTATCCATTCTACAATTTGCTGCATTGGCCTATACCTCCTCAAGAGATGGAAGATTTTTCTTCCTCATAGATATGTGATAAGACCAATTGAGAAATTTAGCAAAAAATTATTGAGGGAATTCAATTTCAGAAAGTTGATTCATTAATCCATCAATAACACTTAATAATCCAGCAAGAAATACAACTTTAATATTTGTTTTGCCAATTGCTGTTTTACTAACTGATTCCCACGGATGTTCGTCAAAAGCTCCGGCCGGATGAGGATTATTTGGGATATCTTTAAAACTAACTGTATTTGTAATTTTAACTCCACGACTTACATTACTTTTATTTTCAACTTCTCCTTTTATCTCTTCGAAAATTAAATTAATATTATCTAAAGCTTGTTGTAAAACAAAAGAGCCTGGATAATAAGTGCCATTTACAAAATATAAATGCATAATTCCAGTTGCAGAAATATTAGCTAAACTATCATTAATACTATGATTTAAAATTTCTAATTCTGCTCCACCTTCGTCAAATAAAGCAAACATAGCTAAAGAACCCAATAGAGTACTAATTAAATCTTCATTTTGATGGCCAACTACACTTAAAGAAGAATTATTTATTGCTGCAAAAACCAACCAGTCTATTTCAGATGAAGTTAATGGCATTCCAGCTTTAGAAAATAAAATATTTAAATTATCAATTTGCGCGACTATATCTGCCCCAATAGAACCACCCACAAAACCGATATTATTTTGATAATGCTTAAATGTTTTGTCTGTAGAACTTATATATAAAGTGTTTTCTAATTCATTTAATAAAGCAACCTGGGAAGAATAAAGACTATTAAAATCTTTGCGCTGCTCTTCAGTTAAATTATCTAGGTCTTCTAGTTCAGTTTCTAAGATAGATACGGCTTCAGCTATTTGTTGCATTTTATTTTTTCGAACTTCATCAGCTTTGAAAAAATTTTGTGTTAATTGTTCATAATCAGTAAATTTTCTATTCTGAGATATTTGTTGCATATCTTTTTCAATAGCATCCATATACTCTTCTTGATATTTTTGTCTTTCGCGATTTATTTGTGAAACAAGTTCATCAGAAATATTTTGTAATTCACTATTAGAAAAATTTAAATCTATATCTGGTTTAAATTCTGGAGCAACTATTGTAATAGTATCAGCTTTAATATTTAATTTACCACTCCAAAATGCTTCAGCATCTAAATTTTCTGCAATTAATTGTCGAGTTTCATTAAAAGTTGGTCCACCTATACTAATTTGTAAATTTTGTAAAGCTTGTTTTACAGCATTTCTAGCTTGTTTTTCCTTTCCACTAAGCATGGCTGTAGTAAAAGCAGTATTTAATTGTTTTTTAATTAAACTACTCATTCGGCCTTTTAAAGTAGCAATAGCATTTTTTAAATTTGCTGGATTAAAACTTTTAAAACCTAGTGTTTTCCATAATTCAGAATTTTTAAAATCATCTCCACTAATAGTTAATTTTCCATCTTTTTCAGTAATAATAATTTTTATAGGTTTATCATCTTTTTTCGCGCCAATATCTTTAAAAGTTAATTCAGCAGTTTTAAATTCAGAATTTATCTTTTCAAATTTTTTAGCTTCTCTTTCTAGTTGATTCATAAATTTAAT